TAGGAAGTCTGGAAATCGACGGATCAACGTCAAATCCGCGTCCTTGCCCAAGCCTAGGTAGAAGCTCGTCCAGTTCGTCGGGTTCTCCGTAGTCTCTGCGTTCTGCTGCCTTAGCTCTAAGGGTCCTAGATTCGGCCGGAGTTTTCAATCTAAGGGCAGTTACTAACTTTAAAACCACCCCGGAACACCTTGCGGCCTCCGCAATTAGCGGATGTGGCTTTCCGGCAAGCATTAACGCGCCTTGGTCTAATTCATCCCTTACACGCTTTTCTAGTGCTTTCGCTTTACATAGATCGGCCACAAGTTCTAAATCGGATTCAGTCCAATCATCGGCATGCCTTGATCTAACAATACGCCCCCAATAATCGGCCTCACTAGGATTAAGAAAAATATAATCCGGAATTAACACATTAATATCTGCCCTCCGGATCATTTCAATAGGTCTATTCCTTGCCATTGATAAGCGACTCCCTATAAACTGATTCTTTACCGTCTCGCATGCCAACTTCAATTGAATGCATATTCTGGCTAATACGGGCAATCTCCAGCCACTGAGCAGCGCTTTTACGTAAGCGCGCAATCTCCTCCGGCCTGGGACGCTTAAGCGCTGCGATACGGTTAGCTTCAAAGTGTTCGTTATTGGCGTTACACAACGCGTGCTGCGCTGTGGACAATAGCCAACCATAATCACCCCTGCAGCAACTCACGGCATTCTCGATAGCTGTATCTAGCTCCGCCATCGTCTTGCACATCTTGTTTCCTTGGCCCGCACCGTAGCAACGCTCCAAGAGGTCAATCCGCAGCCACTTAGGGGCAAACTGCCCCCGCTTGCCGCGCTCCGTGATGGTCGTAAGCACTCCTACACGTGCCGCAGCCGCCTTCAAACTTGCATGACTCATTCTAATCCTCGTTATTCGTAAATTTATCAATGTCGGCGCATGCTACTAGCTCGCCAGCGGTCTCCACGGGTACGCCAATGTCACGGCATAGCTCACGGAGTCCATCCATAGCCTCACGAGGCAGCGAGGCCACTACAACGCCTAGGAATGGCTCGCCTGCGACCGTGAACCGTGGTGAGGCAATGCGTACTAGCTCGCTTGCTTTGGCCCGAAAGTAACTCCGTACTGGAACACCCGCTAGCCGAGCGTCCGTATGGAGTCGTTCATATGCGGACCTGCTCATGTAGAAAGGTACATCTGGCTGGTAAATCATACGGTTACTGCGTAGTTCGTCAGCATCTCGCCCAGGCACTCACGGGGAACGCCGTTAACTGCAGCAATTCGCACAAGCTCTGTATGTACGGTGGCTGGCATTTTTATGTTCTTCGTAATCGACAGGTCGTGCGCGCTGTACTCGACGCAATCGAGTTGCATGTGTGTATCACGAAGCAGAGTAAATGCTACTAGTCTCAACATGGACTCGGCACTACGGTTACCATATCGAAATGCCAAAGCACGCAGATTCTTATAGCCCTTTGCGCTGAAATGGAGCATGTACTCGCTGTTACTAGCTGGCTTGCGATAAGCGTCCATTACTCAGCATCGTCCATAAGCTCAAGCGCTACCGCCAGGAATTGGGCTTGCGCTAGTTCGGCCTGGAGCGATTCTTGACGTGCGATGAAAGCCACTGCCTCACCGGCAAGTATCAACTGAATGCGTGCGATGTTGATACGGGTCAGTTCTAGTTGTACTGCTTCTGCTTCATTCATTCGGCATCCTTAGTTATTGATGGGCGACAATGGGCCACCCTGTTATCGATCAGCTAGCGTACAACTCAGCAACCCATTTTCGATGCACGCCTGTCAGATGCGTAGCCATAGCGTGCAGCCCGTTCGTGCACTGAGGGGATACGTCATTTAGGAATTGATGCGCTACACCTTTGGTAGTCACGGTAAGAACTTCTGCAGGCTGTGAAAGGCTCTTAAACGCCGTAATGATCGCGCCCGGATTAGCCGGGATAGCAACTAGCGACAATTCATGAATGTCTGCCTTCGTGTACCGCGTCCCCTTACCTTTACCCAATGGTTCCGATGCCTTGGGTACAAATCCTATCGACACTCCGCGAATAAGTCCCGCCTTAACGCTATGCCAAGATTCATCGGTCCTATCCTTCACGGCACCCGGTTCCGTAACCTTAGCAATGGTCGCCTTGAACGGCAAACCCTTCGCAGTAGGCCTACCGAATTGCACGTTACCAACGGGCTGCGCGTGATTGTGATTCAAGAGCAGCGGCGTATCTTTTGCGAACGTCAGGCCCAAAGGCTCTACCACATCATTTACACGGTCAAGCTGCGGCGTTGACGCAATGCCGGTAATCTCCCTTCGTTCCTCGTCAATCGCTTTAATGACTACGGCGGAAAATCCAATTTGACTACGCATCTAGTTACTCCGTACCAAGGAAAGCAGCAGCGAATCCCTCGTAGCTATCTACAGGGACAAAGAGATGCTGTCCTTTGAGGTCAACCACCGTTAGCTCTAGTCTTTTGCTCAAGCGCTGCGATCTTTTCATCGCAGGTCATATCTCCGCCAGGGAGCGTTGCAGTGTTGTTATCGATACTAAAATGCATATGTATTCCTAATGGAATTAGCGGCGCACCTTTTGATGTGCCGCCTTGTTGCTTAGCTCAATGTCACTTCAACAGCGGCACCGGGGACGAATTCAAAATCAATAAATTGCTTAGCGAGCAGGGCGCGTTTGTACTCTTGGAAAAGACGAACGGTGCCCGTCGAGGAGGCGATCCCCGATCCATCATCCAGCGTGACTGTGCTTTGAGTAGACATCTCAACGATAGCTCCGCCGATGTACGCAAGTACGCGGGACCCGTCAACAATCCACAATTTACCCTGCGCGACTGCATAGGACGCAATTACAGGCAGTCCTCCATAGATACCATCCGCAGCCGTAATGCCTTGTTCTGTCGGACTGCGGAGCGTGACAGCCGTAAGAGGATTGACGATAACGCTTGCCTTGCTCAGGTCTCCCGTAAAGGCCAATACGCCAGCATTGAATGACGCAGCTTGCACGGCCACAACTCCCAGGCCATTAGGCGATACGTCATCCCGCGTTTGCGATCCTACGAACGCAGCGTCGATACCGCGACTCAAAGCCCGTTGCAGTTGTCCGGAGATTACGGACTCCGCTGCATCTCCCGTCATGCGGAGCAGTTCCTCAGTCACCACTGCCGTAATAGCCACCTTGCGAACATCTACGGCAATGAATCCGAAGTCACCTTGAAATGCGGGAGCGTTCATGTTCTCGCCCACGAAAGGAGCAATAGCGGGAACGCTTTCCACATTGACACGCGTAAGTGCAGGCACTTCAATGAGGCCTTGCAGCTTACCCAGGATTGAGCCGGAGAAAACAGCCTGGACGAACTCATCGCGGACAAGGGTTTCGTTTACCAATGCACTGTGCCCGTCCGTGAGAGTACCGACTCCGACAGGATTAACAAGCGCCTTAGTGATAGTGGCCTGCGCACCCCATCGTTTAGTAGCATACGCAGTAACGGCGGGATTGACAAAATGCGATGCTTCCGGAGCAACCTTATAGATTGCGTTAGCGATAGCTTTGCGAATGATATTTGACGCCATAGTTATAAGTACTCTTAAGTAATGTACTGGCGTAGAGGTTCCACGCGTCAGTGTGATCGGTATTGCTATCAGCAGGTTCGGGGATCAGCGGAGAACAGGCTTATGTGATCGTGTACAGCTACCGGCTCGTCCAGTCGATCAGCAGGCGGACGGCCTATGATGGTCTACTACAGGAAAGAGATATCAGCGGCCATATATGACCAGCTAATATTCTCCTTAAAGCCTGTATAGTTATTGAAGTTGCTAGTATCACCGAACATGTGAATGTGCGTGGTAATGGTTCCACCGGAAGTGTTAAACAGTGAGAACACCACGCCTGCGTTAGCAGCGCCTCCGGATGTTCCACCTGATCCAAACGCAGGCTGTACGCAAGAGAACCCCACACGCTGCGCTACGGGGAATGCGGTACTACCTTGAGCCTCCGGCCATGTGCCGCCATCCGTTGTATAGCCGCTAGCACCATAGGCATACTTTGGATTACCTTGGGCAGTACCTAACGGACGTGCGAAGGGCTTAACCAAGTCCGCTACCAATTCGCCGGAGGATGAGAAAACCTGGAGACCGAAGTTACTAGGTGCACTTATTGCACTTATCTGATCAAACACGTAGATAGTGACGGGTACTGCGGAGTCGCCAACCACCAGCACCGTCCAACTGGTCCCGCTGTTTCTCCACGTCATTGGTGCGCAGTATCCCGTAGGACACTCAAATACTACGAGCGGGTTTACAGCGATAAAGGTGAAGGTGGTTTGGTTGCCCTGCGAGTTATACGTAGTCCCACCAAAAATGTAGTACACGGGAAAGCCCGCCCACGCCATTGTTTGAGTAATCTGTTGGCGTAGCTGCATATTTCCCAGGCCTAACACGCTATCTATCTGCGCGAAGCCTGACCCATCCTGTGAGAACGCCTGGAATCCGACCGTCATTTAATAAATACCATAGAACAACGTCCCTTTAATCTGCGTATTGTTCGACCCTGCACCTGCGGGCCAAGTCCAACTGATAACGCTAGCGGAGATAGTGAAGTTTGGACGACTAACGTCCATATTATCGAACCCCCATACCGTGAGCGGTTGAAAGGAGAAGAAGGGAGCGCCACCGGCAGGAACGATTACAGACCGGGTAGACGAGGCAGGGTCTACAGCAACACTACCTGCGATTTTGGCGAGCCTAGATGTGATATCCACACAGAGGTTCCCCGCAGTATCGAAACACTGAATACCTACAGGCATTAGATTTTCCCCTGCCGGATCAAATCAGCGAAACCACCTTGCTGCGACATTCTGATCGACATCCTTTTATCAATAAGATTCTGGAATTGTGGAGCTAACGCGGCCATATCAGCCGGAGTCAAGCCGCCACCGCTTAGGTTAAAGTTATTTACACTGTTGCTAACGCCGCCACCGCTGCTAGGCGCAACCGTGCCGACAGCACCGCCGGATGCGAAGTGCGACATGTGCCCGCTGTTGATCGATGCGAGCAAGCTACCGTACTTCTTAGTAGAGGCTGCATTGATTACATATTCGCCCGCTGACAACATAGCTGGAATGGAATCGCTCGTACCAGAACCGGGGCCTGTGATAGCACCACCCGTAGCAGCATGCACAGCACCACCAGTAGAGAACATAGAAGATGACATTACAGACTGCATTACCTGTGATTCCGCAGCCTGTAGAGCTATCTTTGCAAGGTCGTCTAACACGCTAGTGGCAAATGAGCTAAAGGAGAACTTACCCGTAGTAACGAAAGTTTGCAGAGCATTGCTCATATCGCTAAACGAAGTAGTGAACGCTGTAGCTGCAAGTTGTGCGTTAGTCTGTGAAGTGCCAGCGAGATTCGTCATAGCAAGCTTAACCTGATCGCTATAACTGTTACGCGTGTCCTGCTGCTGCTTAAGGTTAGTCTCTAGTGCGGCCTGCTTATCCTTATACCCCTCTTGCGCTATGTCTAGCTCTCTGGCTAATTCAATCTTGTCAGCAGTAGGTCCCTCAAATTTCTGCTTTAGGGCTGCAACCTGATTTTCATAGTTCTCTAGCAGCTTAGCCCGCGCGTCATAATCAGCCTTTTGGTCCGCAGATAGAAACCGTGTCGCGAATGCGGTAGCGTATCCCGCCTGCTGTTTCTGCAGGGTAGCTGCCTCACTATCCGCGTACTTCCTAACGTTACCCTCGCGTACAGCAGATACCTTCGCCAAGTCCTGCGCTAGGGTCTGGTCAAGTGCGATAAGTTGCGCGTTGTACTCTTTAACCTGAGACAGCGCGTTCGTCTGTGCAGTCTTATCCTTCTTACCGCCTGCTAAGTCCGCGCGTTGCTGTGCAAGTGCAATCTCTTTCGTGAGTGCTCCCGCCTGCAGGTCGTGCAACTGCTGCAGGTACTGCGCACTATCTACTAGCCCTGCGTCACGCTGCGCCTTAAGAGTTTGCTCGCTACGCTTTTCTTCTTGCTCAATAAGCTTGTTCTGTCCGGAGAGGTCTGCAAGCTGCGCACCCATACCGGATGTCCCATGAGACTTATTCTTATGGGCGTAGTCCTCGTTAATCTTATTGATAGCATCTAAGTGCTGCTTCAAATCCTCCTGATATGCAGTGCTAGACTTGTCGAGGTCTTTAGTAGCCGTGTTAAATGCAGCGTTCTCTTTACCCATAGCGGAGTCACGTACACGGGCAGACGAGGGATTCTTATTAGCATCTTGGTAAGCGTTGGACGCCAGCATAGCGTCACCGCTCTTAGCACGCGTCGCGTTAGCTGCTGCAGCACTCTGCGCACCCGCTTGAATCTGCTGCTGCGCCTTAAGCTGGGCATTGGCTACGTCTAGAGCGGCCTGAGCTACCTTAATATTCTGGCCGTTAAATCCAGTAGGGAACGCTTTAGCCTTATTGAGATTTGCCTGTGCTTCCGCCTGGGCATTGATAGCTGCTGTATACTTATCAGCATCGGATGTTGCAACACCAATCTGGCTAATATGGTTGATCGTGTCGATTACATCGGCCTTAAGCAACTGCCATGCCTTTTGTAGCACGCCTACCTGATCTACGCCGGTCTTAGCCATCCGTGTATGTGCTTCATCCATCCCTTGAAGGATAGCCTTGTACGCGGACGCAGAATCACCAGTCTTAATGTACCCGTCAATTACTTCTACCTGCGCACCGGAGAAGGTATGATACTGTCCCTGCAACTCCTCCAAAGCCTTCTTAGGGTCCTCAGCAAACTTGACCATAGCCTTAACTGCGTCCTCCGCAGCCATGCCCGTATCGTGCGCGAATTCGGTAGTAACCTTTGTAGCCAATGAGAGGGAGTCAGCAGCAATCTTTCCGCTATCTACCAAACCCGCCATTGTGGTTTCTACACCCTTGATACCAGACTCCGTACCCGCCAGGCTCTTAGCCATATCGCTAAGCTGGCTGTCAGTAAGTCCAAGGTATTGGCCCGTTACTGACGATGCCTTAGAGAGTGCATCGAACGCCATAGCACCACTTATTACTTCATACGCCAGCCCTGCAATTGCACCCGTTAGTGCGAGTACGCTAAGTCCTGCCGCACTGAATAGTAGGGCCGCTGCACCGGTCCTCTCAGCCTCTACTAAAAGAGACCCGCCGAACTTCTTATAGTTGCCTTGCGACAACTCGTGAGCGAGTACCAGTAACTCCCGCTTGGCTGCAGATGTGGCAAAGGAAAACCCGTGCGTGCTGGCGCTGGCTGCTTTGATAGATGCATCCATACCGGCGAATGTA